TAATAAATGAGAGACATAAATAAAATCATATTGCACTGCTCAGCAACTAGAGAAGGTCAAGATATTTCAACAGAAACAATAAGAGGTTGGCATGTAAATGAAAGAGGGTGGTCTGATATAGGTTATCATTATGTTGTTTTGTTAGATGGAACTGTTGATAAAGCTAGACCAGTTGAAAGACAAGGAGCTCATGTTCGTGGAAAAAATAAAGGTTCTATTGGTGTTTGCTATATCGGAGGATGTGATGCAGATATGAATCCAAAAGACACCAGGAATGAAGCTCAGAAAAAAAGTTTAGAAGAGCTTATTACGTATCTAATGGAAAGCTATGATGATGCAACATTACATGGGCATAATGAGTTTTCTTCAAAAGCGTGTCCTTCATTTAACGTGCAAGAAGTATATAAAGAATTAATAGAATGTCATGAGTAAACCTAAAAAGAAATTTAAAGACACTAAAGTAGGAAGTTTCTTATTTAGTAAATTACCAGGACTTATTGGAGATGTTTTACCCGATAAAGGAGCTTTAGGTGTTTTGAAAAACATTATAGATAAAGATCCAGATACAACACCAGAAGAAAAAGCTCAATTACATAAAGAATTAGTTTCTATATATGAGCTTGAGGTGGCGGATAGAGACTCTGCTAGAAAAAGAGAAGTAGAAAAAGCTAAGTCAGGAGGCTTTGACTTAATGTTTAATCTTACAGGACTTGTTGGATTAGCAGCATTTTCTTTTATTATATATGCGATTGTTTACCTAGATATTCCTGAGTCAAACAAAGAAGTTTGGATTCATCTTATAGGAATAAGTGAGGGTATTGTGCTATCAATTTTCGGATATTTCTACGGAAGCGCCGTTAGGAAAAACAAAGAATAACATGTCATAAATATATTATCTTTGCATAAAAGATAAATTAATGGCTAGCATAAATACTTACGCTATAGATCAGATACTTTCCGTTAGGGATAAAGTTATAGGAACTGATGTAGCGGGAATTACCACAAAAAATTATGAATTAGGAGATATAATATCTTTTTTTAACAAAAAAGGATTAATAGAGTCTGGTAATTCATCTTTTATTTATGATCAACAACCTCAGTCAGGAACTTCTAGGGTAGATGGGACAATAAGTTTTGATCCTCCAACGTCATCACAAGTTGCCTTTTCATCTATTAGCTTATTGTTGGTGTCAAATAAAGATCTTGCAGGAACATCTTTGAGTACATATTATTCAAACCTTGTTGGGTCTAGGATCATAATTCAAAAGTCTGGAGATCCTTCTAAATTTGGTATATACAATGTTACTGCGTCTACAGCCTCTCAGAAGTTTACTGGAGTAACTCAGATGAACTTAACGTATGTATTTGGTAACTCAAGCTTAGAAAACGAGTCTAATTATTTAATATCTTTGCTTCAGTATGATTACCTATCAGCAACTGATAAGAATTTTGTGTTTACACAAGCGACGCCGTCGGCATCTTGGAGCATAAATCATGGGTTAAATAAATTCCCATCAGTAACAGTTGTTGATTCGGCAGGGACTCAAGTAATAGGAGACGTTTATCATACAGACATAGATAATTTAACAATAACATTTATAAACCAATTTTCTGGTAAAGCATTTTTAAACTAAAACACCATGGCAGATATTAAATTTTTAAACAACATTTCATTAGAGAACCTACAGCTAAATAACGCAAAACTGCAGGTTGTAGCTTCAGACCCTACACTATCAGGTGCAGATTATGAAGGTAGGGTAATATATAACTCTACTGACAATGCTATTAAGTTTCACAATGGAGGAACAAGCAATTACTGGATTACATTAGACGGTTCTGGAGATATTTCATCAGTAACTGTAGGAGCTGGAGAAGGTTTAGAGGTTGAAGCTGGCTCTAACTCAGCAAACTCTGGAGCATTTAACGTTACTTTAGGTTTAGCAGATACTGTTGCTGGAGACGGTTTAACATACAATGCTGGAGTTATAAATGTTAACGACGACAATTCAACACTTACTATTGTTAGTGATGTGTTAAAAATTAAAGACTCTGGTGTTGGATCTAGTCAAATCGCTGCTGATGCAGTAGATGGAACCAAAATAGCTGATGATTCAATAGACTCTGAACACTATACAGATGGAAGTATTGATTTAGCTCACTTGGCAGCAGATAGTGTTGATGGAACTAAGATAATTGATGACGCTATTGATTCAGAGCATTATACTGACGGGAGTATTGACTTAGCGCATTTAGCTGCAGATTCAGTTGACGGAACCAAGATAGTAGACGATTCTATTGATTCAGAGCATATTGTAGACGGATCTGTAGATAATGAACATTTAGCTAATCCTTCAATTACAATAGGAACTACAGATGTAGATTTAGGCGATACAATAACTGCGCTGGTAGGTCTTACAGATTTAGATTTAACAGCAGCTGCTCACACAATTTTTGATACAGTTGGAGCAAACAACCTTACAATGGGTGCTTCAACAACAACAGTTATTATTCCTGGAGACTTACAGGTTACAGGAACTGTTACAACAAATAATGTAGAGACTATATCAACAACAAATGGTGTTGTTTTTGAAGGTAATGCTGCAGATGAACATGAATTAACTTTATTAGCAGGAAGTGTAACAGCGGACAGAACAATAACATTACCAGACGCTACGGGAACAGTGGCTTTAACCAGCGACTTACCTTCAGTAAACAATGGAACACTTACTGTTCAAGGAACTGGTGCTTTAGGAGGTACTGGAACATTTACAGCAAACCAATCAGGAAACACAACGATAAGTATAACTCACGACGATACATCTTCTCAGGCTTCTGTAGATAATTCTGGACTCACCGTTATACAAGATGTTACTCTAGACACATACGGTCATACTACAGGTTTAGCTTCAGTTGATTTAACTGCTGGTGTTGATGGTAGAATTACAGCTAGAGAATTTTCTGCTCTTATTGGAGATAATAGTGCTACAACTTTAATACTTAAAAATAGTGGAGCTTCAGGAACAGCTCAATCAAATCATGGATTAGGAACAGACTCTACTTCCTTTTTAATTCAATTAATAGAGGTTTCTTCAGGCTCAACAGTATATGCTGATGTTCAGAGAGCTTCTGGTGGTGTTGTAAACATTATATTTGCATTAGCGCCTGCTTCTAACGCAATCAGAGTACTTGTAAGTAAGATAGGTTAATATAAATTAAATCAAATGATAATTAAATTAAAGTATAACAAAATCGAGAAAACGCTCGAAGTAAGTAATGATATTCCCGAGTGTGCGATTGTTGTTAATAACAATGCTACAATAGATATAGATGAAGATATAGTTTTTGAACTTTCTCTTGACACAACTTATTTAGCAGAAACACAACAGAATATAGATGGCGAACTTAACTAGTAGTCAATCTGGAAATTGGGCTAGTTCATCTACATGGGGAGGTTCAACTCCAGCTGACGGAGACACATTTACAATATCACAGGGGCATAAAGTCACTGTTAATTCTGACCAAAGAGCAGGAGTTGGTTTCGGAGATATTCTTGTTAGGGGATGTTTGCATTTTGATACTGGAGGGAAAATAAGAATAAACGGAAGAGTTACTGTGCAGGGTAATGGATCTACTGATTACTCTAAAACTAATGGTGTGTCTGCACAAGATTTTACTGAAGGTGGCGCCTCATCTGGTGCTTTGTTATCTGCTACAGGAAATAATATAGTTTTAGAATTTGAAGGATCAAATTCAGATCAACACGGAATATGGATAGAAAATACAACATATTCCTCATGGAAGTTTATAGGTGACGATAGCGTAACAACTACCACTTTAACTACTGTTGCCAACGTAGAAGATTCTACTTTAGTAGTTTCTGACGCAACTGGGTTTGCTGCTGGTGATTGGGTGGCTATATACAATTCTGGTCAAGGAGATCATAGAGTTAGATCAGACGAAGGTTGTTGGGTTCACGATGTTGATACTTCAAATAATAGAATATACATAAAAAAATTCGTAGGGCCAAAAGCTATAGTCTCTTCTGCTATAGGCTCAACTTTAGTTGTTGATTATAGTAATATATTCAGAGTAGGCTACGTTATTATATTTGGAACTGGTAGCAACAGAAATGTTAGAACAATAACGGCTATAAATAATCAAACAAAAACCTTAACCTTAAACTCAAATATATCTGGAACCATTGCTAGTGGTACAGAGGTTTATGAAACAGGTTTAGATAAAAAACATTTATCAGGTCATTCTGTTAGAAAAAATGCGGCTGTACTTACTAGTGCTGCGGCTGTCGATGATACTACTGTGACTATTAGCAATGCAGCAGATATAAGTGTTGGAGACACTATAAATATTGATGTTAACAATGATATTGATACAAATTGGGATTATAATAGTGAATATTCGGTTACAGCTAAAAGCGGTAATACATTAACAGTTAGTCCAGCTATAGCAAACGTGAGAAATGTTGGTAGTTTGGTACAGAGAGTAAATAGATCAATAGAAATAAACGCTATTGATACTGACGTAAGAGCTTTTACTTACGTGGAGTATTGGACGGACTATAGTAGAGCGAGTACTAGGGAAATACAGTTAAAAGATGTAATATGGAACCGCATGGGTGGTAACACTAACAACAACTATTACCGACCACCTGTTTTTGTTGCTGGATACAATAGCAGGTATCGAGATAATGAATATGCTACAGATTCTAGGTATGATTGTCAAAGTAAATATGAAAATTGCGTTGCGATAAACACAAATAACAACCCTACCTATGGTGGTTTATCCACTAGACATCCACACAGTTTCGTACATAGAAACTGCTTGTCTATTAAATCTGGTCAAAGAGGTACTTTTCAGTGGTCTTCACATCACGACATACAATTTGTTAATAACTACATTACTCGTAATTCTTATAATAGTTTACATAACGATGGTATGTACGAAGCAAATGAATGGGCTTATTTATACTTTACTAGATCAGATGATTATGGTATGATGCTTCATCATAACAGGGAAATGAACCCCGTACACAATGTTATATTGTTACATCACGAGCAAAGACCAATGTATATGTACTATCAAGCACCTAACTCAACATTTAAAAGATTTCACATAGATGGTTTCAGAAATATACCTTATATTGGTGTAGGTGGAGGAGACGCTGTGTTTCAAGACTCATATATACAAAATAAATGGTACAAACAAGTTCCAGGCGTATATGCTGGTTACACAAATACTTTTGGTGTAGTAGACAGTACTGATTACTTTGGAAACGGTGGTGGTGATAGTAGAGCTAACAGTTATAGAGGTGGTGGTAATTGGATGATGTCTCAATATCAAGACTGGTGTTTTCAAGAGAATTTAAATGCCGTTGTTGAGAACTCTTACAATTTAAAATTTAATTTTGATGGTGGTAGTGTGTGGAGTGTTGTTAATTTAAGATCAGAGTATTATTTGGTTGGTCAAGAAATAATCCATGTACCAGCCAATACAGCTGTAACCATAAAAGGTGAGTTTAAAGGTCAAGCGACTGGTTCTTGGAGTTACCCTTATTTATGCGCAAAACCCCATACTAACAACGCCTTAGGTAGATATCAAACAGCTTACACGTCTCAAACGTCTTACGCTACAAGTTCAGATACAGATGTCAAGAAAAGTATGCTAAACGGGTTTAAAGACGAAGTAAGATTTGACAACGCTGTAGGGGTATGGCAGCAAAAAACACTAAACATTGCAGCACAAAAATACGGCTATACTTTAATAACAGGGTATAGTTGGGATAGCGACAATCAAGAAGAGGTAGGTTATATAAGAGATTTAAGAATTATTTTCTCATCTCCACCAAAATTAAAAATGAAAGGATCTAGTAGAATTGAACTTAGTGTAAGTAGAAAACGAATATCAGGAAGAATTTAAAATATAAAGAATGTCAATACCATTTTTAAATAACATAGTAATAGACGACTCGGGTCACTTGCAGTTTAAAACAGCAGCTGGATTAAATGCAGGTAAAATAAATCAAGATGGAAATAATTTAGTATTAACCAATGCTGTTGGTGATGTTTTATTAGGTGACGGTTCTTCTGATGTTTATATAGGAGATGGCACTAATAACGTTGATATTATATTCGAACAATCAGGCGCTATAAAAGGCGACGGTAGTAGTTCTGTAACACTTACGCTAGGTGGTGCCAATACAACTTTAAATTTAGAAAATCCTAACATAAATGGCTCTGTAACTCTACCTACTACAACTATAAATAGTAAAATGACGTTTGGAACTTCAAGCGGTTATATATTATTTGACTACGAGCCAACAACAGATAGTGGAGAATACTCATCAGAAATACCTTTATTAAGAGTTGATAGGTCTGGTGCTGAGTTAACGATACTTTCTAGGGTAACTAATAATGGTGGTGTTATTTTAGGTAATGATGATGGTGTTGCAATTTTAGCTGGTGATGTTAAAGGTGTTATAAAAAGTAATTTAAACCTTGCATCTGAAGCGGTAGTGATTGCTTCAGAAGGTGGTTTTAAATCCTATAGCTTTCCTGACAACGATACATCTTGGTCCAATAGAAATGAGTTTAATTTTTATGGCTCATCTTCAACCGCATCAAGTAATGGCTTGTACATAGGTGACGGTGGTAGCACGCAGTTTATAGATTTAAATAGAAACTTAAAAAATATTGGAACAATAAGTTCTGGAGCTATAACATCTACAGATAAACTTACCATAAATAAAACCTCAACACATGTAGCCCAGGGTACTTTTAGCGCAAGCAACGCTCACTTAGATCTATATAACTCTTGGACATCTAATACAGATCAAAAAGGCTCTATAATTACTTTTACAGACAATTACTACGATGGTAGTAATTATCAAAAAACAACAAGAGCTGCTATAAAAGGTGGTACTGATACCACTGGTAATACAGCTGATGGTTATTTGGAGTTTTATACAGACTCAGGAGGCGCTAACTCACCAACTTTAGCGTTAAGATTAGATAATGATCAAAACGCAGCTTTTGCAGGCACAGTTCAAGCAACGTCTTTAGATATAAACGGAACTTCAGATTTTAATTCTTCCGGTACAAACCTAATTGCAACTTTTACAAGTACTGATGCTATAGGCGAAATAAGAATAGCCGATGAGACTAAGTATACAAGATTGTTAACAGTAGGGACTCTATTTAAAATAATGCCAAATGACGGTTCTGAAACTCTAATACTAGATGGCAGCGATGATTCTGCAACTTTTGCAGGTAATATTGTAATGGCGGCAAACGCTACAGTTGATGGAGTAGATATATCTGCATTACCAACTACTTTTGCTCCAACGAACGCTGAACAAAATGTACAGTCAGACTGGAACGCCACAAGTGGTGATGCTCAGATTTTAAATAAACCTAACATACCTACATCATTCAATAACTTAAATGCAGTAGATGATAGAGATATTGCTCCAGAAGATTTAACTTATAATGATGATTTCCGTATTTATTTTGCAGATAAAGGTCAAATAGAAGGTGGTTCAAATACTAGTGATTATCAAGATTTATTAGTTTTAAACTCATATACCGATTCGACAGGTGGTGACGCAAATGCTTTGGCTTTTGATAAGAGCACTTTTAGAATACTACATTACCAAGCCGACCAAGCAGATACAAATTGGGGTACTGCAAAACAAATAGCATATACAGATGAAATACCTACTGATCACACTGGATTATACTTACCTATTGGTGGAGGTTCTTTAACAGGAGATTTATTACCTAACGCTGACTCTAGTTATGATATAGGGTCAAACGCAAGTAAGTGGGCTGAAGGACATTTTGATCATTTATATGTTGGAGAGACTGCAAATAACCCTAGAATAGATATATATACTGAGAACGGTACAGCGAGTTTAGCAGACACATTTGAAGATACATCAACAGATAAATCATATATATATTTCAACGCAGGTACAAATAGTAATGACCCTGGATTTATAATGCATGAAACATCTGAGAGTTCTAGTCCAGACGAACGAAACGAAGGTGTGTTACACTTAGTACCATCAGATGATAATGGTTATGGTGATTATGTAAGTATCCATGGTACTAATGATGCTGATGCAATAAAACTTCATACAAATGGAAGAATAGAAACTGCTGCAAATATACAACTTGATTTTTTGTCTGGTTCTGGTAGTGTAAAAATTAGTGACTCGTTAGATGTTACTGGAAGTATTACTGTAGCAGGAACAGTAGATGGTGTAGACATATCTGGATTACCAACTTCCTTCGCTCCCACAGATGCAGAAGCAAATGTTTATTCAACTGCTTCCGAACTTTTAACAGCAATTAAGACTGTAGATGGATCAGGTTCAGGATTAGACGCAGACAAATTGGATAATTATTCATCTTCTGCATTTGCAAGAAAAGCAGAAACAAATCCTATATTCACTGGTGGCTTATCAAAAAAGAATTCAAGATACCACGACGGTATAACTTCGGAATATCCTTTAGGTCATTACTCTCCAGGTGAAACTCTTTTTGAGATTGATCCAACTTGGGATGCTGAAGAATTAAAATCATATTTTAACAGCACTAATGTTAGTTGGGCTACTGAAGCAAATGCACCAGGAGGTTATTCTATTTACATAAATGGGCAAACAGGCGTAGGATCAGCATATTCATCAGGGTTTCCTCTAATTCCAATTGATGAAGACGCAACTTATTATCAAGAATGTTGGATTAAAAACGCAGGATCTGGACAAACTCACTACATGGGCTCCACAGATTTAGAAGCAGACCTTACATACCCAGCCTCTGGATCAGGTAACCCTGGTTCTTATGGATATTGGGTTATGTCAAATCAAAACCCAACTACTACTTGGACAAAAGTTAGTGGATATATTACAGGGCATCATAATTCAAACACAGGTGCATTTGAAACAAACGCTACTTATTTTTCTCCTTTGGCTTTATTTAATTGGGGAGCAGGAACAGGAACAAGAGCATGTTACATATCAGGATGGAAAATTATAAGAGTAGATAAAGTAGGAGATAGAATATTTCAAGATGATGTACAAGTTAAAGGCAAACTAGAAATACACACTTTAGATACTAATACTTCATCTGCTACTGCTTTAGTTATGAATAGTAACGAGGTAGAAAAAAGAGATCTAGGATCGCTTGCTTTTAGTAATGCTACAATACCTAGTGGAAATTCAATCATTGATTGGACGACAGACCAAGGTTCTACAAATATCCATAGTGGAAATTATACAAACACTTGGAATGCAAACTCTTTAAATGTCGCGGGTTATGTAGCAGCTCCAGGAGCAGTTGCTAATAAAGTTTGGAAGACAGATGGTAGTGGTAATCCAGCATGGAGATCAGATGCCAACACGAATACTTGGATTGCAAATTCATCTACAGCGGCAGGATATGTTGCTAGTGGTAATGGTCAATCTAATAAAGTATGGAAAACTGATTCAGGCGGGAACCCAGCATGGAGAGATGATAGTAATGATAATGATTTACCATTAGCGGGTGGTACAATGGATAGTGGTGCAATAATTACAGGTACTGATAGTCTTATAATAAAAGCAGACACCCAAATACTTTTTAGAGGAGATGCTGGAAGTAATATCGCGTCAATTAAAACCGTAAACACTGATTACGACATTATCGAACTTCTTGATAATAACAGAATGAGATGGCGAGATGGCATGGATGTTTATCTCGATGATAGTGCCGCGACTAACTACATGATGTTTACTTCTTCTGGAGGAAATCATGCGCTTCATCAATTTGGAGGTTATGAATTTCAAGGTACTGGACTTGCTACTATAATGAAAATGGGTGGTGCAATAAACGCTACTAATATTGAGCTTTATCAAAACGGGACAAAAAGATTAGAAACTACAAGCTCAGGAGTTGATATTACTGGTAATTTAGGAGTAAACGTAGCCGCGCCAACTCATAAGCTACAAGTAGCATCTGGAAACGGTGACTCAGCTAACACGGTTTTAGTAAGTCACACGAGAAATGATTCTAATGTAGCTTCTCAAGCACTTAAAATTGATGCTAATTATAGTGGGGCAGATACAACCACAACAGATAGAGTTTTCAGTGGTTTATACGTTGACTTAGACAGTAGCATGGATGGCGACGCTGCTAACGAAGTAAGGAGTTATGGTGTTTACGCAGATGTAAGAAGTACTGGATTTAACGATCAATTAAGAGGTGGTTACTTTTATGCTGAAAGCAACAATACAACAGAAAAAACAGCTGAAGTAACAGGTGTTGCGGGTAGCGCTATTCACGATTCTAGTACTACCACGGGTGGTGTTAGTAATATGTACGGTGTTAAAGGTACTGTAGGTGTGCAAGACTATGGAAATGTAGACAACGCTTATGCACTTCATGGACTAGTAACTATAGCAAACAATAGAAACGCCGATGTAGAAGTTTTACATGCCATATATGGTGAAATACAAATTGACGAAGAATCAGCCTTGAACTATGGTAACATGTATGGATGTAGAATTGTTATTGATAACAACGAAGGTAGTACACCTGTAACATCAAATCAATATTTATTTTATGGTGATTATCAAGGAACTGAAGATGTCGACTCTTACGGTATTTACTGTGAGGGAACCCAAAATGTTTTTACAGGAACTATTGCTTCTGGCGCTATAACAAGTACGGGTAAAATAAGTGGTACTGAATTAGAGGGTACTAGTCTGGATATAAACGGTAATGGTGATGTATCAGGTAATTTAACAGTTACAGGTAATATTGTAATGGCTGCTAATGCTACGGTTGATGGAGTAGATATATCTGCATTACCAACTACTTTTGCTCCAACGAATGCTGAACAAAACGTACAGTCAGACTGGAATGCTACATCTGGAGATGCACTAATACTTAACAAACCTTCCATACCTGCGGCAAGCGGTAAAGGTGCGAACTTTGATTATATTCAAAGTAATCTTCCTTCTAGTAATAGTGCATATAGAGATAATTTTGGAGCAGGTGTTTGGGCTTATAGTGGGTATAGTACTGGTTCTAATCGACCAACCACTTACGATGCTACATTGCAAGTAATGCCAACAGCAAATCTAGGTTTTGAGATATCTACAGGTTGGCATAGTACAGGAGAAGGAAAAATAAAAATAAGAGCACTTAGAGATTGTTGTGAAGGGTGGGGTAGTTATTATAACGTTTGGACATCAGCAGATTTTACTGCTTCCTCTTTTATAAGTGCTACATCTGCGGATACAGCATCAGAACTAATTACTTTTTCTAAAGGTATTTCTTCTGACGGTAATGCAAAGTTTTATAATTGGAGAGCATTAGATAATACATCGGGTGGAACAGATTTTTATCATAGAATAGCAAGGATTACAGGAACTCAATCTACTAGGTTTGTTATAGAAATAGCAGGAAGATATCAAAGTTATAGTGACAATTCGTATCCTGCATTTGGTAAAATAGTAGGGCAACTAAACAATGATAATAATTACGATATAACTTATTACAACTTTTTATTAGGTACTTCTGTTGAGGCTGTATTTCAAGTGGGTCAAAAAGATATAAATACCACTACAACTGATATCTATATAAATCATGGTCAATTTGCAGAGTTAACAGCAACTGCCCATATAAGTGATGGATCTATAACGACATACTCAAACGACAGTGGGTCTACAGGTGCACCATCAGGATATGTCCAAGCAATAGAAACTACGGTTTGGAACGCATCAAACGATGGATCAGGTTCAGGGATGGATGCAGATTTAGTTGATGGACTGCATGCATCTTCATTTATAAGAAGTGATACAAATGACACTGCTTCTGGAACTTACACATTTACTGGCTCTGCAAAATTTGCTTTAGATTCTTCTTTTGCTAATTCAGAAGTAAGATTACCTGCTACTACAGACCAAAACCCTAGAATGATGTTCTACAGACCAACTGGTTCGGGTGCTGCTAGTTATCCTTGGAGGCTCCAAGCGGGTGGTAGTTCTTCTAGTAGTTTTTATATAGGTACTGGCTCTAGTGCAAATAATGGATCAGAAACGATAAGCAATAAGATCACAATAAGTTCTACAGGAACTTTAACAGCTGCTGGAGATGTTATAGCTTATTCAGATGCTAAATTAAAAGAAAATGTAAAAACATTAGACGGTAGTAAAGTGCTTCAAATGAGAGGAGTTAGTTTCGATAGAAAAGATACTGGAGAATCAAGCTCTGGAGTTATAGCTCAAGAAATACAAAAAGTAGCACCTGAACTTGTAAGTGATAATGATGGTACATTAGGAGTTGCTTATGGTAACTTAACTGGATACCTAATAGAAGCAATAAAAGACTTAAAAGCAGAAGTAGAACAACTTAAAAAACAAATAAAATAATGGCAATTACGTACAACACAAACATAATAGGCTTAAAAGGAGCACCAACACTAGGAGATTTATCTGACGTTATAACTGAAGTAGAATTTGAAGTGGTAGCTGTAGATGAAGAATACACACATAATAGTATCGGGCATTTGATGGTATCTTTAAACGAGGATGATTTTATTCCTTTTGAAGATATAACCGAAGATCAAGTTATTGGTTGGGTAGAAGCTCATCTTATTTATCAAGGACACAAAAATCATTTAGAAGATTTTATAAACAACATGAAGCAACCTACAAATGTAGGCATGATAAAACCTTGGGAATAATATGGCAGTACCTGCAACTGGAAGTTTAAGTTTAGCGGCTATAGCGGCTGAAAAATTAGAAAACGACTATACTGACGTAGATACTAGTTATGGCCCATACAGCTTAAAAGAGGTTACTCTAGGTGGTGGCGCTGAAAATTATGATGTTACAAACGCCATAAGTCCTTCTCACCCTGATAATGACCCTGGTTATGGTATGGGTGAGTTTTATTCTTACGATCATGATTTTGCGGCACCAGCGTGTAATTTAGCTTATCAATCAGGAGAAAATGGTGAGTTTAATTATCCTGTGAATTTAGGAGCAGCAACTGGTCTCATTAGAATAGAATACCAAGCCTATAGCATTCCTGATAGGTTTGAATTTACTTGGAACGGAAACACTTACATTAGTGGGAGTTCTTCTGGTAATTATGATGGGTATGTAGGATTATCTAGTCAAACTAACGCTTTAAGAACTGCACTTGGAAATAACACTGTAGAAGTATATCAGAATAATCAAGGAGGTATTTACACGGGAGGAAGAGGTTATATAGAGTTTAATAAAAACACGTCAGCCTCAACAGCTAATATGAATGTTAACGCGCCATTGGAAGGAACAGGGTGGTGGTTTTCCGTGAGCTGTCCAGGTAATCAAGTTATATCTACTAATCCAGGTATAACGCCAAGCATATCAGCTAGTACCCAGAGTGTAAATATAACCAGTCTTTCAATGAGTGGTAACGTAACAAGCAAAGGATTAACTGATGATTTTACAACTGAAGGAACTATATCGGCAAAAGGTTTTGCGGTAATGTTGGGTCAAACAAACACTTCTCAGTTCATAATAGGTGACACTGGTGTAACTAATGTTCCTGAAGATGATAGCACTATAGATGTAACTGGTACATTCACAGAGGGTGCATCTAGCACTGCCTCTACAAATGGTACAGTAACAACAAATAACGCGTCTAATGTAACAACAACTGGTTTCACTGGTAGTTTAACTAAGAGCTCATTTGGAACAACACCTAATTCATTTAGAGCATACGCAACAAACGCAGCAGGTACTACGTATAGTAATATAGTAAACGTTAACACTACTGGGGTTAGTAACGAGTCAGGTATAGTTTACAATAACATCAGCTACACTTATCCTCCTTCTGTTGCAATCGATGCTAATGGAAACATAGCTAATTCCACTGGTAATCAATGGAATCAACTACAGGGTATTTCAACTTCAACTGGAACAGTTTCATCAACCATAAGTGAAAATGAAGTTCCGTTAACAGCTAGCACCACTTACAGGTATAAAGCCGTGATGAGACAGGGCTCAACCATTCACTATGGCGCTCAAAAAACTTTTACAGTTCCTGCATCATATGATTTTAGCGCAACTATAACTGTTAGATCTGACCAGATTTATAGCACTATGGCTTATGGATATGGTAGCACTTCGAATTATTTTCCAAGCATGGGTTCGATGACTAGCTATAATTTCGATGGTAATACAATAGCTGGTGTTTGGTTTCAAGACCAATCCTCAACTGATTATTTATATATAAAATTTATGTTTACAAAACCATCTTTTAGCAACTTAGTTATAAATGGAACTAGCTACGGCGCATCTAGCACTTGGTTATCAGCCGACAGCTCAACATGGAGGAAAGTAGTTACAAGTAACCCAATGGGAACTACTTATGGTTTTGCATCTATAAATATGAGTGTTTAAATCTAATAAAAATTATTTGTATATTTGTAACTAATTAATATTAATTAAATTAAATATAATGGCAAAGATTACAGAAGAGCAATTAAAACAATTGCAAGAACAGGTTAACACTATTAACCAGAATCAATTACAAATTGGTAATTTAGAAACTCAAAAACACACATTAATTCATAATGGTGTGGAATTACAAAATCAACTTAGAGAGATTCAAGACGAACTTGAAAAAGAATATGGTAAGGTTACTGTAAATATTTCTACAGGGGAGTACCAAGACATTAAAGAAGAAGAGTCTAAGTAGCATGCAAATACGTAAGATATCTATAGGAACAGACTATAAATCTAGTGCGATGCATTATATTGTAGGGCAAGATGTCTTGAGTGGCAACTATACTATATTTTTAATAGAGTATAATATAGACCAAGAATCCTATGTTATTTATATAAAAAGTAAAGACGAAGTTGTTCCTTGGAAATCATTTAATAAAAATGTTCCTGTTTGCGTAGAGTATAACATAAACTTTTAATGAAATCACCTTTCTTCTTTTTGATAAAACCAAAAGGAAGCGAATACAAAAATACAATAGAGATTGCAGGAGAAACGGTTATAATTAATTCTACTGTAGAAAATCACGAAAATGTAAATAGATTCGCTGAGGTAATTGGTGTCCCTAATTATTACAAAGGAGAGATAAAGAAAGGTGATATTATTGTAGTACATCATAATGTTTTTAGAATATATTATGATATGAAAGGGAGGCCAAGAAAGTCTCCCAACTTCTTTAAAGACAATATCTATTTTATAGATCCAAGTCAATTTTACTTATATCATGATGGAAAAAAATGGAGCTCTGTTGATGAGTTTTGTTTTGTTAAACCAGTTTCTCTAGAAAACAAATATCTTCACGAAGAAGGTTTAGAGGAAAACACTGGCATTGTCGTATACTCAAATAACTCTTTAAGAAACATGGGGGTTAATGAGAATACAAAAATAAACTTCAGTAAAGACAGTGAGTATAAATTTATTGTAAATAACGAAACCCTTTACAGAATGAATACTAAAGATGTGTGTACTATTTTAAAGTAAATTTATAAGTATAGATGAAAGATTTAAATGAGATAAAGAAAAGAATAATTGAAGCTGGTCATGAGGCTGTAGATGAATTAATAAATGTAGCAAAAGAAAAAATAGTTACAGGGGGAGAAGATGATATATCAGCAGATAGATTAAAAAACGCAGCAGCAACAAAAAAGCTAGCTATATTCGATGCATTTGAAATATTATCCAGAATAGAACAAGAGAAAAGTTATATTGAAAACAAGCCTATTAAAGACGAAAAAGAAAGCTTTAGTGGTTTTGCTGAAAGAAGATCTAAGTAATGTACAAACAAAATTTATACTCTGTAGTAAAAAACATTATTCCTCAAAAGGTTTTAAAAGAGCGCAATAAAAAAAAATTGTGGTCATACGGGTATAATAAAGAGTATGATATTATTGTTATTAGTAAAACAGGAGAAATAGGAGATGTTTATTCCATTCAAGGCCTGATTATTGCATTACCAAAAGCATTAGATGTTGAAGAGTCTAAAAAATGGAATAAAAAAGATTATCCAAAAGAACTAAAAGCAATAAAGAGTATCTTTGATTGGAGAGATCTACCAGATGATTTTAAATCAAAATGGCATAAATATATAGATGGTGAATTTAAAAGACGTGAAGAAGGTTATTGGTTTAAAAATAAAGGTGTTAGCACTTATATTACTGGTACTCACTACATGTACTTGCAGTGGACCAAAATTGATATTGGGAACCCAGAGTTTAGGGAAGCAAACAGATTATTCTTCATATTCTGGGAGGCTTGTAAAGCAGACAAGCGATGTTATGGAATGTGCTATCTCAAGAATAGACGTTCAGGTTTTTCGTTTA